GTGAGGTACAGCTTAAATCCGCCTACCGGGTTCTCCCATACGGCAACCGAGAGATTCGATGATACCTGTGAGAAAAATGCTGGAGTGACCGTCAGTGATTTTCCGCTGTCAACAGCAGTCGTCACATCGTATGCGACACTCAAATCGAACTGGGCAATGCTCAGGGTGCCGAGATTATCACCCAGAACAAACAGTTTACTTCCATCAGGTGTGTAGGCGATCCCGTACATGAAGGTCGCAAACTTGCTGGTCAAATCTAATACTGCACCTTGAGCCACGGCTGTACTGGCATCTCCCGCTACGCTCATCTGAAAATGGTAAATCCTCCGATCGGCAATGTCGTAAGACGCCACGTAGAGGTCCAGATCGTTAGCTGCCGCAACGAAATCACGAGGAGTGAGAGGACTCACGAGGCCGGTCCCAAGCACTGTATTTGTTAGTGCGTATGGATTTAGAGCAGGGTCACCGAGAGCCACAGCAGAGAACGGATCAGCAGATACAAAAGAGTCGCCTGAACCACTAGCCCTCCGCATCTTGTAAGCCTTAGTACGAGCCGGATTTAATGCAATGCTCCGCATGTTTTGAGTGTTAATAGCCCAGTTCTGGGCTCCTTCAAAATTCCCTGTCAGCGTCGAGAGATCACCTGGCGTAGGCAGTTCATATTGGAATGACTGAAAGGATGATGCTCGTGCCCAATACACCCTGTCTCCAGAGAGACTGAAGGTCGGACTCAAGTGGTTGTTGGCAACAATCGTAAAAGGTACAGCGGCTGATGTGAGACTGTAAGCGTCAATATCCGGGTCTCCGGCTGGCGCAGCCACAGCCCCCGCTGCTAATCCAGCGGCACCGAGACCGACACCAGCTTCAACCAGGCCGCTTTGCCCAAGTCCAAAAGGAAGTGCCAGGCCCATTAGCTGAATCCAATCGTAAGTTGCAGCAATGCCCAGTCACCGAATTGGTTATTCCCGCCTGTTGGAGCAACACGAGTCAACTCAAATTGAGTAGTTTCCCCCGCTGTAATACCAAGACTCGCTAACGTAACTGACTCCGAATCCTTCACAAAGTTGGTGTTGTTCGGTAATGCAATATCCGTCAACTGATCCCCGGCAGACCACGATTGAACCGGCGAACCGTCCGGAATGCCACGATTATAGATATTTACCCCTACGTTATTTGGAGTCGGTTGCGGCGAAATAGCCCTCGACAAAAAACCAAAGACGATGTTCGTCGCGCCTGCCGGAACTTCCAGCATAAACCCAACACCTTCCTCGCTGGCGCTATCGAATCGTCGAACCGTGAGTGCGGCATTGATGACATCGCCAACCGCAGGAGCCACGGCATTAACAGCCCAGTCAGCATTATTCGGATCATCCAACTGCAATGGCTCGAACTGGAACGATGGGAATGAAATTGATGGAGTCGGTGATGGATCACCAGTCGCGACGATACCAACTTCACTGTTCTGAGAAGGCTTGTCTCCCTGCTGCTCGACAATATCGATTCCGAAACTGCGATAGACACCGTTGTCAGTGTTCGAGGAGATCTGGACCAGGATGAAGTTCTCTGAGGCCGATCGATCCTGGATGTACAGGAATGAACCGACACCCAACTGCTCCAGGAAGTTCGCCATGTCGGTGCCATCTGCATTGGTCTCATGCAGGAATAGCACGGTGGCTGATTCTATATCGGAGTTGTTAAACCTGAGCTGGCCGCTCGCTGGAGGTGCTGATGTCTCAGTTCTGAAGCGCCAGATGCCCAGACCACTGACTGCGGAGCCACCGGCACCACCACCAGATTGACTGGTTAGTCCTTCGAGACCTCCGCCACCTAATCCCATAGCTGTGCCCTATGCTTCGTTGGCGGCGAAGTTGCTGGATTCTATCCGGTCCCTATCGTGCTGTCACTTCTTCCTGTTCGCTCGACGTGATTGCTTCGCCACCTTGCCTCGACGACGACGCTGGCTCTTATTGTTCTCAAGCCACTTGGCATTGATGCTGCCACCAGATCTGAGCTGGTTGCGTGACTTGTTACTGCCCTGCTTAGCCACTGCGCTTACTCCGGATCCAGGCAATACCGGCCTTGCAAGATTTCACAACCGCTGCTCCGACCGTGGCCAACCCTGGGTAGAAATGCACCAGCACCAGGGCGAAGACAAAGCCCAGAATGAAAATAAGAATCTCCATGGTTCCTCCTTGGGCGGCGAGCGAAGTCTACCTCAATCGTCGTGATACTGCCCAAAGTAGCGGTGATTGATGAAGCTGCTCGACCACCGTTGCAACCACAAAACCTGCTGCCTCGTCATGTCTGACCAGGTTGCCCACAGATACTGACCATTCTGGGCATCGTCTTCGTCCATTGCATCAGCACAGACCACGATCACATGCTTGATCTTGCCGCGCTCTGCATCTGCCAAGCAGTCCCGCAGTATTCGCACTGCATCGAACTTGCCAGCCTCCAGCTCGTGGACATTCTTGACGCTACGCTCCATAGAACTTCCTCGGTTGGCTGAACAGTTTCATCTCGTCCATCTTCTCGTCGTCGTCGAGTTCCATCAGGCCCAGGCGACGGATGTATCCAAGCAACATCACGATGCAATCCACCAAGTCATCATTCTCACCGACCGGGAAGGTCGCGCACTGATTGATCACCTCGTAGGCCCAGTTCCTGGGGATGTACCACAGCCGACCTTCCTTCAGCACCTGGGCAACCATGTGCGCTCTGAATACTTTGTCCTTGGTGCCTGGATTCACTCCCCAGATAGAAACGCCAGCTCGACGCAGCTCCTGGATCAGTGAGTGACCGCTGGCCTTCCTCTCGATCAGCGTTCGGTCAGGGCTCCACTGAACATTGTGGGCTATCGCCTCGGTCTTGAGATCAGGGAACTCCACTCGATCGTTGAACCGCTCCAGCAGCAACGCATGAACCTCGGTATCGATCTCCCGGCCTGACGGTGAATACTCGAACAGCCCAGCAGTGATCCTGGCAGAGCAGTCGTTCTCCTCATCCTCCTCGAATGCCGTGTCATAGAACGAGATGACCTCGATAAACTCTGGGTGTGGCATCGGCTTGCCAGCTTCCGGATGATCCTCTGGGAAGCACCACTGCTGCCACCACTTCTTCTTCAGGATCAGGCCACCACCGGATGTCGGATCCTGGTTGAACTGGGCGCTGTAGTCCCTCACGGACATTGCCTTGGTCTCGGCCTTCCTCTCCTCCTCACCAAAGCGTTGCGGATTCAGCAGCTCGCCTTTCTTCTCCCTGGGATCCTCGAACAACGGGCCCTTCTTGGTCTGATGGCCCCTGCCCTTGTTGAAGAACGTGATGCACTTCCTGGCTGGATCGAACTCCATCGGCAGCATCAGCACTTCCCATCGCTCGTCTTCGCTGGCCAGGATGTGACCGAACAGATCAGCGTCGTGCGACCGCTGGCCGATCAGCACCTTCTGGCCTGTGGTTGGGTCGTTAAGGCGTGATCTCAGGCTATTGTCCCAGGTCGAAAGGGTGTTGTACCGGATCGTGTCCGAGTACACGTCTTTCATGTTGTGCGGGTCGTCGATGCAGATCTTGTCGCCACCTTCACCTGTCGCCTTACCCAGGATCGAGCCGGAGATGCGATGACCACCATGGTTGTTGACGTAGCGATTCTTCCTGTTGTCCGCTGGATCCAGGTAGAAGGCACCTGAATACCGCTGCTTGAACCAGGCTGACTCGATCAGCCGACGAGACTTTACTGCATCTCGGATAGCAAGTTCCTGAGCATAGGAAGCAAACAAGAATTGCACCCCAGGATCCAGCAGCCACTCCCATACCGGCCACAGCACACTCGCAGTCAGGCTCTTGGTCTGCCTGGGCGGGATGTTGATCATGAGATTGCGAATGTCACCGAACGTGACATAGGCGAGGTGGTCGCAGATGGCGTCTAAGTGCCAGTTGGTCTTGAACGGTTTAGGTTCAACGATCGACCAAGCAGCCGCTACAAATTCTCTCAGATCTCTCCGATAGAACTCAGCTTGGGCTTGAGTTTTGTACTCGGCTACTGCTTCCTGGACTGATAAAGGGTCTGCGACCACCTCATAGATTTCCGTCGCTGAGGCCCTTGTACTGCTTCAGCATTGCTCCCCAGGGCCAGCGCACCTGGAGAATCAGGCCAGTCTGACCATTGTCGAGCGGGGCGAGCCGCCCTGATGTCTTGAGTTCTTCGCCGGTATGGGTGTGGCTGGTGAACCTCACCATGTTGTATTTGTTCCTGGGCCATTCGTGGAACACGATACCCAGGCAAGTGACTGGATCATCAGCGATGCCTTGCTGTCGTAGGAACACCCAGGTATGCGGACGCATATGCGGACGCATAAGCCGATGTATGACTTTCGGATTCCCTCCAGCGATGATGCGGCGAAGCATGAGCTTCACCCTGGCATCGTTGGCAATCTTTCGGGCCTCGCCGCTCATCACATATTGTGCTTGTTGCGATGATGCGCTGGGCGCTCCTTCGACATATGAGGGTTTCCTGGCTTCTTGCCATGGGGATTGCCTGGCTTGTGCTTGGACCTGCCTGCCTTGCTCATCGCGATTGCGACAGCCTGTTTCTGCGGTCTGCCCGTTTGCACCAGCTCACTGATATTCGAGCTTACAGCCTTGTTACTGCTACCCTTTTTGAGTGGCATGCTTGCATCCTCCAGGCGGCGAAGGAAGTTTACGATTCGGTGTCGTCGATTACCGGGATAGTGCCTACGTCATCTTCGGTGATGTCCTGCTCCTCGGATTCAGCTTCTTCGGCTTCCGGATCCGGAGGATAGGCGACCGTAAGAGCCTCGTCCAGATGCTCCTCGCTACACGCATCAAGGACTTTCTCCGGACCATTATGAAACATCCAATCCTCCGGACCAGTCCATCCATCAGGTGTTGGCCTGCCTGCTGCTTTCTTTACGCAGCCAGGTGCATCGCAGTAGTAAATCGTACTCATCGTTCGCTCCTCCAGCTATCCGCTGGTCAGGAAGTATCCCACATAGAATAGCAGGCCAACAGCACCCAGGAAGCAAATGATCTCCAGGGCTTCAACCAGCTTCTTCTTCAATTTCATCCTTCACCCATTGCACATCGTACCACTCGAACTTCGCCTCAGTGTAGGACCACTCCCAGCGTTGCAGGATGCGTAGCAGTCCCAGCTTGTCGTCCAATCGATTGACGAATCTCAGGTCTCCCTGGCTAGGCGCGAACTTGCCATGCACCGCACATTCTCGATCAGGATTCTCAGCCATCATCTCTCACCAGTTGTCGGGCGCTGTGCCACTGTTTCGGCGTCAGCTCGCCCCTTCGATTGAATTGAGCTACGAGGCTGTCTCGAAACTCAAGGTTGTAGGTCGTCGATGGCTTCAGCTCCGACAGCGCCAGGATGGTCTTCTGGTTTGCTGTCAGCATACGATCAACCTTCTCAGCCATAATGTTCTAACATCCTTCTAACTTGATTCGACCCATTCCTTACAGTCACAGTCGCCTTCGAGACAGTCTGTTTCGCCATCTCCGTAAGAGTGCTGGGCACAACCATGACCGCAATTAACGCACATCTCCTCGCACATGCCAGGATCAGACCAGTGTCTGCAAAATGGACCAGAGTCCCACTCCTGTTCTAGCTCACCCACGTTGAAACGCATCCCAGTCATCACGTCGCACGATGATCGAGTGCCTGCCTAGCTGGAAAACCTGCCCTCTCGCCTGGATCTCGACCCAGTGCTGGCCAAAGCGTTTGAGCCATTTCTTCTGTATGCGATGGTGGTAGCTGTGCTTGCCCTGGTTGGCATTCCTGCTGTGAACTCGTGTCGGACGCAATGATCCACCGTCAGTCAAAAAGACTGTCAAGCCCTGGTACATCAGCGGTGGTAATGGATTCACTTCCTTCCCTTCCAGGTCACCCAGATCCAATACACGCTCAGGCACCTGGGGCACTGATCACGCTCTCGATACATCCCTGGCCGGTCGTACCATTTTTGATGACAACGACAGCACTCCATCAGCCCTGGTCTCACTCTCTCCAGCCAAGCGGTTCAGATCCATCGTTCCATTCGTTCCGCAGCTCTGCCTCTCCACAGATGGTGCATCGAACTCCTCGTGTGACTGTCCCGCGAAATACTGTCTTCCAATCGTGCGGACAACAGAACATCGATCGTAGCCACTCCAGGAAACTAGCCATCGGTACTCCGGGGCGCGACTCCCGAATCCTCACCTCCATGCGCTTCACAAGTTGGCTTCTCAGTCATCAGGTGCGACCACTTCAGGAAATCCATCAGCGTTGTATTTGAAATCAGTCGCTTGGTCTCCACGAAATAACAGGCCAGCAGCTCATCGAGGGCCTGGTGCAGCTCCTCGTGGCGCTTCTTCAGATCTACCGTCACGCCACTCTCGTTGGCCAGGGAATCTTGACCCAGAGACTCTGGCTCTCCCATGCACCATCGTCAGTGCCATCCTCGATCTTGGCATCGACGTTCAGCAGCAGCTCCACATGCTCAGGGTATTTGACCTTCACCATCGGTGGATCCACACCGGCAGGCGGCTCGACTATGGTGAGCTTCTTGTCCGCCACTCGATCAATGCCGATCTCAATATGCTCCATCACGTCTACAATGAAGTCCGGTATCTCTTTAGCAAACATCAGGATCTCCTCATGCGCGTCGTCGCTTCTTGACCTGGATGGTTCGCATGCTACCAAGACTGATCGACATTCTGGCCTGGAAGCTATCGAGGGCCCTGGCTCGCCTCATCTTCTGGGTCGTGGTCTTCTTATTCCAGTAGATCAAAGCTACATCACAGGTCGCACAAACTCCCTCGTTTGAGATCTTATGAGTTTTCTCTGTGCGGGGGCACAGGCTACATCTTTTCAATCTTCTCATGGTCTTACTCCTATATCTTCATTGCATCCTTCACTGGCTTGAACGCCAGATCCATGGCCCACTGGATGTGTCGAGTACAGACCCAGACTTCCTGAATCTTTACTGGGGCCAGATCATCACACCGCTCGTACTTATCATCCCGCTCGAACTCGCAGTGATGACACGACAGCTTTTCAGGATCATTGCGTACCCAGATCCCAGAAGTCGTATCGCTACCGCACCAACAGCACGACTCTGACTCGGCGTTGCCCTCGACCGCTTTTGTGACACGACGCTCGTTCCAGCAGGACGCGCACATCAAGTGATTCCATCTACTCACAGGACAATATCTCCTTCTCTGAGTGGCTGCGACCACTCCCATCCTTGCGTAGTAGTCACGACTTTATCCCAGCCGTTCGTCTTCATATTCTGGCAGAGGATGTCTGGGCCATGCGCGCATATCTCCTCCAATGTCTGCACCTTGCAGTTGACGTAGTGCATGACACTGGCATCGATCTCCTTCGGTTCCCAGGCAAGCAAGCCTCGTCTCATGGTGAAGAAACGGAAGCCAAACGGGGTCGCACCGTGCCGTTCCTTTATCTCCTTCATCATTTCAAGAGCAAGGTCGATGTTCCAGGATTTAATCTCCTTCCTGGTCTGCTCAGCGAGCATCGTCCCTGGGCTGTAGAACGTGACGAAATGCTTCTTCATTTAGGTGCCTCCAATAATTTGTCACTCTGGATGTGTTCCAAAACTGTCTTCCCACTGGGCAGCATGATCTGTCCCAGGAATGCGCCATCGAATGTCAGGATGCCGGTCTCGATTGCTGTGACCTGGCCCTTGATCCAGTCTCTGGCTACTGAATAGATCGCGACCGATCCTATCTCCATGGCCTTGCGCTCCCATTCGATTTCAGTTGATAGCCTACGAGACGACCAGGGATTTTCGTCCAACCAGGCAGCAGCATATCCACGAAAGGAACACTTGATGGTGACCATGCGTCCCTGCCACTCAAACTGAATGATCAGCTCTCCATTCCCATCGTCAACCATCGAGCCGAATTTGTTGCAGCCAAAATGCCGCAGAATCCTCTGGATGTCAGCCAGGGCTTTGGTGCCACTCGTGGCGCTGCTGTATGGCAGCTTCATGGTGCTGGATTCCAGCAGGTGACACGCTCATCGCCTTCCTTCAGATTGTGGATAGCCCACTCGCCATCCTGATAAGACGAATCCAGCATTGGTGTGATGCCATACTTGAAGCCCAGGTGATCGATCTGAGTGCCGTACCTGGTGTAGTCATCGATGTTGTACGCGAGGATCCTGGGTACGGTGCCTTCAGCCTGGACAAGCTCACAGGCTTCTTCGATCGACACCTCAGCGATGTCTGACGGTGTGGAAAGCTCGACGATCTTGCCGATCTCTGGCCTACTCATAGTGCTTCATGGCATATGCCTGTGGCAGTAGTGCGCGATCTGATGAATGATGTTCTGCTTCCCTTCCGCGCTCTCCGCTCTACCGGCTTCACTATCTTTGGTCAGCAAATAGATGTCATCGATGATTCGTCTGGTGGCTATCAACTCACGGCGAAGCTCATGCTCAGCCATCTTCTCCACTTCTTTAACGAAGGTCTTCATGCCTCCTACTCCTCTCCGATGTACTCCCCGCAGTGCGGACAGTCGAATCCTGGCTGCTGAAATTCAGCGTACTCCAGGATCCCTACCCTGCAAGTGGGGCAAAAAGCCACCGGCAAGATTCCTATATTGCCCTCGCTCCCACCTTCCCTTTCGAGATCGAATGGGCCTCCACAAATACTACACTCTCGAAGGGATTCAATTTCATCAGATGATGATCTTTCTGACTTTGAATGTACGGTACGTGTATCCGTCTTCTGTCTCGTCTTCGTCATCGAACGCTCTCCCCAAAACATTCCTGGCGACAATCTCCCTGGTCTGCCTCATCGACACGGCAAGAGCCCTTGCATACCGCTGACCCACCTGATCGTAAGCAATGGACGCGCCTTCCTGTTTGACTGTAGCAAGACCGAATCCACCGCTGAGTTCGTGATGCGCTGCATCGTGAAGCAGTGTTGCTTCTTTCTTCGCAGGCAGGGCTGCCATCGTTGCAGCACCCAGCGCACTGACTATGAAATCACGCCTGTTCATAGACACCATCCAGCCCACTCGGCGTTCCGTACACCGCTCGCCAGTCATAGTTGTTCCAGCCAGAGACTCGCATGGTCGCCTTGTACTTGATCGCAATAGCTTCGACGTTTTCCTCATTAAAATCCAGGCGCGGCATCGGGCTGGCCATCCGCATGCCGATCGCTACCGTCGCAACCGCGCCAGCAAAAGCTCTGATAAACCTCCGTCTGTTCATCAACTTAGATCGACGGTCAACCCTGTCGCTGGTTTCGGTGGACTATCATCGATTACAAAGGTCTGCTCCGCTGGTCCGGACTTCCTCCCTGCTTGATCGACAATTTCCACTTGCCAGGCGTAAGTCCCATCCGCCAGGTCTGGAAGCAGATGCGAATTACCTGGTGACGGAACTCGATCCATCTCGGTAAAATCCGGAGCGCCAGTGACCTTGAGCGATATGATACTTTCTTTAATCGCAGTCTCTGGCAAAGGATTATTGCTTTCTCGCTCTGTGGGAAGTATCCATCCCAGCGTTGCGCTCATTGTCATTGTTCGCTCCTCGTTAATTCCACAGTCAGGCCAGTCGCTGGTTTCGGATTCTGCCTGGTATCAGGTGGCTTTTTTCTCCAGCGATTCCACCATTTCTTGATGCACTTCAGCCACATTTCGCTACGACTGCTAATGGCTCAACATCGCCGTACCAGCTAACCGCTTCTCTCGGCACAACGAAATGATCCTTGACCATCTCGGTCTCCGTGCATGCTGTTCCGCCTGGCACTTCACCGACTGGCAGTAGCACAAATTTATTATTCTGAGCGATCACCTGGTAAGCCACCATCGCAACTGTCACCAGGTTATCTGGTGGCTGCGGCACCATGATGATCATCTTGAATACTGGATTCGATGCGTCAGATGTTTGCGGATCAATGCTGTTGGCAGGATCACCTACGTTTATATGGTAACCAAGAAAGCACCATCGACCAGGTGTCCAGATCGTGATGTCTGTCGTTTCACTCGCACCTGGCACTGTCGTCGGCACAAATTTTTCGAGCAACGGTTCCGCTGGTGTGTCATCAGGATTGCAAGCGCCCCAGTTAATTTTCGTCGTCGCTAAAGATCCTGGACCTGCTGCCACGATCGGTGTCCCATCAACATTTTGCGTTGCGTTCGTCCATTCCAGGTTGACGATAGCAGCCCCGCTAGTGGCTGATAATACTAGCAAAATCAGTGGTATAAATCGTTTCATATCCATCTCCTTCGTTTCAATTTCATGTCGCCGCGCCCAAGGGCCTTCGTGTTCTTCATCTGAAGGGCACGGCTTGTCCGTTTGGCCCCATTGAATGTGTCGTAAACCTCAGCGTCTCCAGTTTCCAGATCGAGGATGCGTCGTCCGTTACGCTCCCACCTCTGTTCAACCATGCCGGAACAATTCCTCCTTGGTCGAGTGAATCATCGGCACAGCAAAAACGTCCACGTCCATCTCCTCAGTCTCAAAGATCGGATCGTAGGTACGTACACGATCATCGAGCCTGGCATCTTTTATCCCAAAGCCATAATCGCCATTGATGATGTGAGGGCCACCTTCGACTTGAAGTGCAGCGAAACCCTGGCTCATCGCAATAACTGAGCAAGCCTGCATCGCTTCATCGTTATCTTCAACGACGCCGACTTCAACAATGGTCTGGTGCGAGACCTCCTTGGTATTATTCCAGGGCCATCGCTCGTCTTCGGCGCATACGAATAACCGCTCTGTGTTCTTCATCTGAGATAGGCGCGGACCAATGCGCGGACCAATGCGCGGACCAATGCGCGGACCAACCTGAATTTGTTTCTCGGTCTCGACCAGCTCACCGAATGCTCGCTGCATCAGCTCACTGGGATCCATCAGCTTCCACGATTCAGGATCATGGAAATCAGTTTGTTCAAACAGTTGAACATCCCAGGGCTTGGCAGTATCGATGCCGTAGAAGTATTTTTCGGTGGCCTGTTCGTACCTCCAGGTGCCACCTCGAAGGGTATCTGGCAGGAACTTGGGAGCCAGGCGCGTAGCGATGGCGACTGTGGCCATGGCGCATGCCAATCCCTCAAAAAACGCTCTCCTGGTGAGCTTCATATCTTACTGTCTTGGTTGGTCTCGTTCTCTCAGTGGACGACGCTTCACTGCTGGGGTTGCCACCACCACTGGCTCCTCTGCCGGTTCAACACCTTCAGCTATATCGATCGCCCTGCCTACGTCTTCTGGACGCTCAGCTAAGATCTGAGTTGGAGACTTGCCTGTCGTTTCACCGACTCGCGTATATGGAGATGGCTTTGGATCTTCAGTGCGACGATTTTGTCGTTCTCGACGACGCCTCGCTGATTCCTCGATGCCACCTTCTTCTTGTTCTGCAATGCGCTTTGTCCGCTCTACATCGGTTGGCTTGGTCTCCAATTTCTTTTTGCGTTGCGCTTCACGATCTGGACTGGGAGTCGGCGGACCCAATGGTGCGCCATACGATAAAACCTCCCTTGCTTCTTTGTTCTGTCTGCTCGCCATCATTAACTCCCGGCTTCACGTTTGCGATGGAAAGTTGCGAACCTTTTGCGACGGTGCCGGATGTGCCCCGGTTTTCCTGGGCAGTTTACTCCGCAGCCTGTCCGGATCTTTCTCCGGTGGCTCGAAATCTGTGCATGGCTCGTAGGGAGGATTCTCAACCGCTGGCGTTTGGAAGCCCTTGCCCCTGTCGTCACTCATGGCGCTATCTCCTCAGTCACTGGCGGCGACTCATCCTCATCGGGATCGACGACAGTGTACTGGAAAGGCCCAACGAAAGGTATATCGACCTCGGGCCCATTAAACTTGATGTCAGGCCAGTCTGCTTCGTCGCTTTGCACAACCAGGACCACTTGATGATTGGCCTGGTCATCAAAGCCTTGCAATACCTTCACGACCTTCAAGTCTTTCGGACAATCGGTATTCACAAAGTCATTATTCCTGGCAGTCATAATCGCTTCCAGGAGATCTGTTGCCAGCAAAACCTTAGCCAGCTTCGTCATCAGGTGGCACCCCCTCTAATCGTTCATTCCATGTAATGTGAAACAGCTCATGGAGTTTATCCATCTCATTGTTAGGCCCTGACATCAAAGCCTTACCAGTGTCCATGCCATAGACTTGCGGCATGATGGTAAGTACGGAAATGGTCGAGACTTCACCCTTCTGTACGTCGCTGATGATCTCTTTCAGTTGCTTCACAATTTCTGGAATCACATCATCAGGCATGTAACCGCTCATCTCAGAAGGCTTTGACTTCCCTGCGAGTTCTTTTTTTACGCGCCGAATATCCAGGCTGGCAACGCCATCCTGGTTAGGCAAAATAATTCGGTTGCTTCGATCCTTCTTGTCGTTCATCGACCAGTCCGACGACGCCTCATGTCTTCGCTACCCTGCTTCTCTGCTGCTTGCTCGCCAGCATTCTTCTCGTCCCTGGCATTGATCTTCGCTTCGATCGTCTCCTCGTCGTAACCAATGTGATCAGCAAGCTGAATCAGCACTGACTTCTCCAGGTTAGACTTGATGTCCATCGCTTTGTCGATCATGGCGGCTCGCTCAGCTTGCTCGTCTTCATCCTTCGCGGCCAGCTTGTATCTCACGCCGAACACGAGATTCAGCGTAAGCTCTACGTCACCGCAGTCAATTTTGAGTGGCATGTTTCCCCTCCAGGTCTTTCAACGCCAGGCACGATTTCTCGTGAGCTGGCCAGTATGTGACTTTAATTCGCTGCTTGCACCCAGGACACATTTCACAGTTTTTGCATGAGCCATAGACGAACGGCTTGCCAATGTAGCACGTACAAACATCGCGAAAATTCTCCTCGACTGTCTTCTTGCGCCAGGCCAACCACCGCTCATACTTTACCTTCGCGGAAGCCCTACGCCCAGCCATCCACTTGCCTTATCAACTTGAAATCGAATCAATGTTTCAGAGAATCCTCGAACGAGAGCCAGGATCCAATGGCCTGTCACCACCAACAGGAAAACCTGGGCAACGATATTGATGTCTGCACCAGCCTTGATCCAATGAGTCTTGGCCGGAAGATGCACCAGGAACTCATCGTCCATGCGAATAGAATTAAGCGAGATAGCAAACAAGCCCCAGGTGATCCAGGGAACCAGATCAGCCTGCGCCTCAGTTCCGGCAGGTGTATTCGACACGTAGATCAACCAGGTGTACCAGGTTGAAAATGCTATCGCTAACCATTGTGACATCCTGTTCACGGCTGCTCCTTGATGACTATACCCTCAGCGAAAGACTACGATAAAAAGGCAGAAATCTCAATCGACTCGGTGCGATTCCCCTTCGATTGCTCTGGCCTTCGAGGCTTTCTGCTGAATACCTTCCAGGGTCTTGATGACAAGCTCCAATTCGTCTTGCGGCAAGGCGCTGAAGTCCAGGGATCTCGCCTGGCTCTGACGCATATTGAGATCCAGCATCAGCTTCTCTGAGAACATGCCCAGGTGCCGACCCAGGTTTACCAGGGCACTGGCCTTGTCATGCAGCACATATTTGAAATCGAAATCAGGGCCATCATCCGTCTGGATCAGATGGCTCTCCCAGGATGCAACAGCCAAAGCCTGGGAATCAGTCAGCTCGTTTACCGGCCTACCGATAAGATGCAGCACTTTATCCACCTTCACGACTCGGATGTAATCCTTGATGTTCTGAAGACCGATCGCTGACATCTCATGCAGGATCCTGGTCGTCGTCGCATCGTAGTGGATCGCCGCCACCTCATTCTTTTTCTCCTGGAGAAATGCCATGAACGGTCGAAGATTGGCAGCCAGCTCGTGAGATCTAACCTTCGAGCTGTTCTTGGCGTAGCCAGCAGCGATCATTGCCGCATGTGGATTCATTGCCTCTTGAACTACGTTCAGAGCAAAGTCCAGTTGCAGTTTAGTTCGTGGCCAGCCTCTGGTGTTGCCTGGGATTACTTCGATTGCTTCCGCTGGGGCGCTCACGCACATACTCCATTGTCTCCCGGCAGCCGCAATCGGCCCACCGAGGATGTGTCGGATGGCTCTTATGATACCTGCATGGTCGGTACACTTTCACCTGTCTCATTCCGAACGCAATCGGACCTCGCACACATCACCCAATGGGATCACTTGCATGGTCGCCATGCCCTCCACTTTTAGATGTAGATATTCATCGAGGAGCTTCCTGGCTGTGTCCAGCCTGGTCATTCCGAAGTCACGCTTCCTGAACTCCTCAGTTGCCACTCTGAATGACATCCTGTCTGCAATCACAATTCCTCTAATTACTTTAATGACCCTGGTCCTTGCAATCCTGTAGTCAATGCTCTATTGTCTCACCTGGGTACATTCAGTCAAGGAGTAAGACATGGAAATCTTTTGTGCAATCGCTGTGATTTACGTCACGCTCGACCTCGCCGCCTCCGCGTATGTTGTTATAAAGCGCGGCGGCTTCAAAGCCACCATCGCTGACATACGCCAGAACCTTGGCCTCGTAAGGGATACAGAGGAAGAAGACGATGTTCACGATCGATGGTGAGGGAGACCAATACCCAGATTTCTGGGTCATCCTGGGTGTTGCCAAGCAGTTAAGCGTTGATCTGGGCCGTAGCGTCACGATCTACAAAAACGGCAAACCCTTCAAATTTCTGCGCTACTAAATAGCGCCATTTCTCTCCAGGGGCCTTCGGGCCCCTTTTTTATTGTCAAATTCCCCTTGCAATCCTGTGGTCACTGTGGCCTAATCGATCCTGGGTACAGTCAATCAATGGAGTCAAATATGTTCCACAACATCGTAGAAGCACTCGCAGCAGCCAGCCCAGGTGGGCCAGTTCATGTCAGTCCCAGGATCGCGATCGGCCCGAAGGTTGGCCGCATCGTCGCCATCCGTCAAAATTCCGGACCACGGCACAAGCCTGGCACTTTCAATCTCTCGTTCTCTGACAGCAAGGTCGATCTTCGCACCACCGAAGGCGACACGCTCTACAACGTGCCTCGCGAGAGGGTCGTCAACACGATCGCCGCTTTCTTCGATGGCAGCCGCACCGACGAATGCAGCAACGAGTTCGATCAGTTTATCAACCAGGCAGTGCGCGAGTGCATGGTCGTCAAGACCACACCAACCAGGTGCCGCATCGAGTACGAAATGCCGAACTCCGGCATCGTCGGTGCCTGGCGGCATCAGACCACCGTTGGTGGATTCACCTACGTCGCATCCTGGTAAATGCAGCCAGTAGGGCACTCTCGCCAGTGCCCCTCTGAGTGCAATATCGCACTGCTCAATCCATATAGGAGGATTGAATTATGAAAGCTGGAATGTCACTTGAAGCATTACTCTCGGAAGTCCAGCGGCAAAACTCTGTCAAGAGAGACTTCACGACTTCGACCGAAGACAATGTACGCATGGTCGAAGCTGAAGATCTCCCGAACAAAGTTGCCGTTGTGATGTTGAAGGATGGTGCTGCTGAGCTTGAGCGTTTCGCTGTATCGGAGCAAGCACACAAGCAGATCGCAGCTCGCCTGAACATCCCCAGTCGCTACTACTTGCGGCTGTTGGCTGATCACCGGGATCTCGTCGTCCACCAGGTAAACGCTCTGTTCGAGCGGGAACCGGCATCTCGCCTGTTCCGCACCCTGGATGGCACCCTTCGCGCCTTTTTGTCTGATCGCTACCTGCGCCTGGACAACAACGATGTCCTGGAGCAAACGCTTCCGGCGATCGTCAAGGGCGAGTTGGAAACTCAACTGCTCAGCACCAATGTCGGTGAGAATAAGATGCACATGAAGGTCTTGTTCACTGGCGATGAGCTGGCCCACGAAGTTACTTCGCGCACCAAGGATGGATCCACCAGGATCATCCGCCCAGGATTCCGCATGTCCAATTCGGAAACTGGTCAGGGCACCTTGGCGATCGAAGGCTTCTTCTACGATGGTTACTGCTTGAACGGCTGCGTCTTCGGCCAGATCGAAGCGTTCAGCTTCAAGCGCACCCATCTTGGTGGCCGACTGATCGAAGGCGTGGACTTCGAGGTACTGTCTGACCAGTCTCGTGAGCTGGAAGACAAGGCAATCATCAGCCAGGTATCCGATGTCATGACCGCGCTGGCCAATCCTGAGTTCGCTCAGAAGATGGTCACTCGCCTTCGTGCCACGACCGAGACTGGCGATGTCCAAAGCCCGATCGGTGCAGTTGACTTGGCAGTGAAAGAGCTGGATCTGCGTGAGGATGAGAAAGAATCCATCCTCACTACGTTCATCGAAGATCGCGACTACTCGCAATGGGGCCTGGCATCTGCCATCACCCAGGTTGCGAACAAAGAAGCGACCACGTATGAGCGGTCCTGCGAGCTGGAAAATGTCGGTGCCAACGTCATCGACCTGAACCAGATTCAATGGAACAGGTTCGTACAGGCGGAGAAGATTGCCGCCTGACTCCAGGTGTACCCGCACCGGAAGGGGCCTTCGGGCCCCTTTTTTATTAGCAGATCTGAATGCAAATTTCACCGCAACTGCGGTGGCAACGACCGCAACTGCGGTCAATCAGCATCGCTGCCAAAATCATCTCGAAAAAAAAGTTTCAGGCCAATCCGGCTACGCCACCAAAGGGCTCCAGCACCAGTTTTGCCGTTTTGTGATCTTGTCGAGATGTCATGTGGTTGTCTTTCCTGTATAATGATCATTCGGGTACAGTAATTGGAGTCATTATGGAACCGGGAATTTACTACTACCACACCATCGATCAGGACGTGAAGACCTGCCTGGTCGTTCCGACTGCTCGCAGTCTCCACGTCATCATGATCACTTCTCGTGGCCTGGTAGAGCGGACAAGACCGCTCATCGAGGAGCAATTCATGAAGCCTGCGATGGACCTGAAGAAAGGGCTGTCGAAGTTCGGCGGCATCGCCAGGCGGACTGGATCCACCAAGGCTGCCAGGACATGGCTGGCCAAAGCCAGGGAGGCAATCTCATGAGCATGAATAAGCCAGCAATCAACAGTGAATGGACCGGATGGGATGGGCTCTACAAAGTCGTAGGTTTCAAAGTGATCCACACTGGGCAGACCGGCGTTGAACTGGTTCGCTTCATCAAGACCAGGAAAACGTGGGCAAAGACTCCGGTCTGCTTCAGCTACTTGGATGAGGTCACAGACACAAAAGAATACGGCACGAGTCCGCAGTTCTTCACCATTTTCACAGCTTCCGGAGAACACTCATGAGTGAACGTAAGCAAGAAATTACCAAGCGCATCAATCGCGCCTGGAGAGCTTCCGATCAGAAGATCGATTGGCTTGGTCTGGAGACCACGTTAAGGCTGATCGTGAGAGACGCGAGCCCACCGACACCGGAGCTGCGACAAATAGATGAAGCCATCGCAGCATTCACCAGGCGCGGCAATGAGTATTCAGATACGGAGGTGTTATGAGACCGAAGATGAGTGGAGTCTGGACCGAACACAACCTCACCGAGAGCATGCTGAAGCAACTGGCCGCAGCAGCCAATCGCGAGGATGGAAGTTTATATCCTGGCATCGGCTATGGTGCGCCATCCAGTCGTGCAGCACTTTTCCTCAGAGGGCTTGCGGTCAATGCCGCAGGTGACTGTAAGGAATATCCCGGATGCAGGGATGACCGCATCAACGACGCTGGCCGGAAGGCCCTCGAAGACGCCCGCAAGGAGGGCTGGTAATGAAACAACTTTTCGTAGAGAAAAACTTCAAGCAGGCATCGATAGACATCATCTACGATGCCAATCTGATCATCGAGGAGTATCGCACCCAGGGATTCATCCTGACGTTGCGCCAGCTCTACTATCAGTTCGTCGCCAGGGACTTGCTACCGAACACACAGCGGTCCTACAAGCGCCTGGGCTCGATCATCAACGACGCCCGGCTGGCTGGCCTGGTGGACTGGCAGTCGATCGAGGATCGCACCAGGAACCTCAAGTCGAACTACCACTACGAGAATCCACGGCAAGCTATCCAGGATGCACTCGACACCTACGAGATTGATATGTGGGAGAACCAGGCTCAGCGTGTCGAGGTGTGGATCGAGAAGAACGCATTGGTCGGCATCATTGATGGTGTCTGCCGTGAGATGGATGTGCCGTACTTTGCCTGCATCGGTTACGTCTCTCAGTCGGAGCAGTGGCGAGCCTATCAACGTGCCAGGCACTACGAGCTTGGTCGGAACCAGACCACAGTGATCCTGCACTTCGGAGACCATGACCCATCCGGCATTGACATGACCAGGGACAACCAGGACAGGCTCAATATCTTCATGGGCTGGGAAGCAGTGAAGGTCAAGCGCCTGGCATTGAACTGGGATCAGATCGAGGAGTTCAATCCTCCGCCCAACCCGGCCAAGATAAGAGATAGCCGGTTCGCCAAATACGCTGAGCAGTACGGAGATAAGAGCTGGGAGTTGGATGCTCTGGAGCCCAGCGTCATGACCGACCTGATCCGCAAGCATGTAGAAGAACACCGTGACCCAGATCTCTGGGAAGCGAAAGTCCAGGAGCGGGCTGAGCATACGGACCAGCTCCAGGAAATAATCGACGATATACCACAGGAGTAAGACGACATGATGTCACTAGAAACGATTGACTTTGTACAACGCAAGGCTGCGAAGGAGGCAGCAGAACAGAAACGAATCCCGTACCTGGTACGACGCCGGGATCTCAGCGCCTGGGAGAATGGTCGTGGATTCCCGATCCCGTTCCCGATGCTGGGCGACTACCAGCCGCCAGGATGGACTCCGTATGGCGAGGCTCTGTTCGTGGATACCTCCGGTTTCGGCGGATCCGATGAGCCCTCCCTGACGATGCCACAGCTCCTGGAGAAGATCGAGCCAGGTGTCGGCTATGCCTTCACCCAGCAGGGTCAGTTCCAAGCGTACATCCAGCCCTTCAAGCGGGTGTCGTGATGCCAGTCATCAACGGCACCCACTACCACGAGAAGACTCCCCAGGATGTCATCGATGTCCTGGAGGAGGCTCGTGCCAAGCAGTGGCGCATCCGTGTCCACTACGGCAATACGCTCGTCGGTCAAGACTGGAATGATGAGTACGATGTGACCGGCAGAATCGGTCGCTCAATGGGCCCGGTCAAGGTTCCTCTGCTCATCCATAACGCTCGATCCCTGGGAGGTCCAGCAATGCTCGATCACTGCATTGTCAGGATCCGGTTTTCTAACTGGCAACGTGATGGCAGGAGCAATCTGTACTGCCATCCGAAGTATCACGGAGAAGCAGCATGAAGCACTTAACCAAAGATCAGCGCACAGCACTCAAAGCCGTGTTTGATCGCAAGCCCCTGTATCGTGGTGGGAGTGGCGCTGCTCTCATCTGGCACCAGGGAGACAGGCCCATGACCTATCGCGAATTTCGCAGGACCGTGATACCTGAGCTTGGCGGATACGGTGCCGCACTGGTTCCATGGTGTGGCATGTGGCTGGGCATCGAGAAAGACGGTCACACGCATAGCTGAGTGACAGGAGAAATAGCATGAGCAGATCCAGAGCAGAAGTAGACAAGCTGCGAGCTGAGATGAAGCGAGCAGTCCGCTATCGTGACGGTCCTGGTCAGATGAACACCATCTACTTGGGAGGCATGGCGACCGCAGCCATGTACTCCTGCCTTGGCAGTTCGATGACACAGGCGATGCGAGACAAGAAAAGTTTCCAAGTCCTGATCGACGAAGCATCAGATGGGCAGATCGAGGATGCCTGGGAGTACCAGGGATTCCAGTGGATCCTGGAACACTACCGAAGGGCTGGCTCCAAGCTGTACAGGTTCGATACCACAGCCACCGAGATCGACTAAAGAAAAGGGCCCTCGATTGAGGGCCCTTCTCGAATAAAGGCGACCGGAGCATCTTTGCCAGAATTGGCTATCGTGAAAGTGGGTACAGTCGCGGAGCCAGAAAGCGTAGGTTACGCCGGGTCGCCAGGGGTCGGTGCTACTTTATTTCATCATCAGTGGTCCAGCGGGGCTTGCAATTCGGTGAGGTCACAATAGCACAGTCGGTTCCAGTTCAACAACCACCATTCCACCATCTACGATATTGCTCGTGCGATAGGCATGATGCTCTACGATCTGGTAGTCATCCATAAAAACTCCAGATTTTTGAAGGGCATCCTCCAGCATCTTGAATAGATTAGAGGTATCCCGTTTCCTCCGATCAGGCGGATAAGTCCAGAACGACATCTTCAATGGACAGCTCCAGTTCCTGGCTGCCCGGTCGCGCATCACAATGGACTGCACGTTGCGATGGAACTCCTTCGCCTGGAATGTCGGATACACCTGAACAAATTGCTTGCCCTTGATGAACGGACCAGCAACACGGTGACCGTTATAATGATTGGCGCTTGGTGGCCAGGGTAACTCCAGTCTCAGCCCAGGTGGCTTTGCACTGGTGTCGCTGACTTCCAGTTCTCGTTGCTCCATAGCTTTGCTTGCTCCCATATGTCGTATTCGAGCTGTTCATTTACTTCATGCAGGAAGCCGACCTGGCTTCCGAATGTCCTTTCCCACTCAACCACTCCAGAAGATCCATCGATGCCCATAGGTCCAACGTGATACTTCAGAATGATCGGGATCTGGAAGAACGGATTGTTGCGTTCACCCATGCCTGGATTCTGAAACGCAGGGCCGAGACTCAACATGGATCCACCATGGCAGTGATGCAGCGTCACCGGATACAACATGCTCACCATGCAACGCAACTGACGCAGGTTCTTCTCGTGGCGACTGACGCTAATCTTCTTCGGTGGATCGCCACTCGCTATAAGGTCTCCTGATTCGGTCATGGCACACCTCGCATGCTCTCTGGTCGTGCTTGAAATCGGCCCTGGATCCTATGTTGCACACCCATCGAATCCACCTGGCCACGTAATCCCTACCTGGAGTGCGCCACCACTCCGGACTTCTGTATTCATTGTCTGGAAACTTTGCGGTCTCCGACAGCCACTGATGAAACAGTCGATCGTTGTCTCTGGTGGCTGTCCATTTTGTCAGCGGATGCGTCTGCGTGACTGACCGCTCAATTCGCGCTCGCTTCTCCTGGTTGATCGGAAAGTCGTCGTCGTCCAGCTCGACGAATGCAGCCTCGAACAGATCGCCTGGTTCGTTGCCATGCCTTCCAGCACACCCGGAGAACGGATGGCTGTCGGCCTCATCATCCATCCAGAACCGCACCCACATTCCCTGGCCCAGTGGATTGCCGCCACCTGCCAGCATCACCTCTCCCTGGAAGAACACCTCCTCATCACCGACCCTGGTAATGGCTACCATGAACCTGGTGCCGACACGATTGCCTCGCCGCCTGACGAACTGCATGAATGGATGGATCAGGATCGGCCCGTTGTCATTCACCAGGCGGAACTTCACCGTCCTGCCTGAGTTCAGCTTCCACTCTGCGTCGATCAATTCCAAGCCGCCCTTGTGGGCAATGATCGGTAGCGTTTTAGAAGCTATCGTCGAAGCTGTCTCGACTTCTTGACCTGCGACCTGAGTGTCGGTCATGCCAGAACTCCTGTTGTGCGTCACCTTCCATCTGGCCGAACAGGGTGTACTCACCGAAGTAGTACATCAGCACGGTGCCAGTGGGCCCGTTGCGTTGCTTGCCGACGATGATCTCAGCGACCTTCTTCCACTTGGTCTGCTCGTCGTACACCACATCGCGATAGATGAACAGGATCACGTCTGCGTCCTGCTCGATTGATCCTGACTCTCTGAGATCCGAGAGCCTGGGATGCTTGTTGTCTCGTTTGTCCACGTCTCGGTTGAGCTGGCTGAGTGCTACCACCGGGATGTCCAGCTCCTTGGCCAGCGACTTCAGGCCCCTGGTAATGTCCGAGATCTGCTGGGCCCGGTGGATCTGGTTGTCGCCACTCATGAGCTGGAGGTAATCCACGATGATCACCGCGAGATCCGGCTGCTGCTGTTTGACGCGCCGGGCCCTGGCCCTGATCTGCTGCATCAGCATGGCCGGAGACTCATCCAGGATCATCTTCGAGTAGTTGATCTGGCCCACACCTTTTCCCACACTCTCCCACTGCTCATCGGTAATGTTGCCAGAGAGTAATCGATCGAGCGGCACCTTCGAGTGCTGAGCCACCGACCTGGTGACAATCTCCATCGACGACATCTCCATCGAGAACACCAGCACAGGGCTGGTCTGTCCTACGTGGTTGGCGATGTTGATTGCCAGGGCTGTCTTACCCATCGATGGCCTGCCAGCAATGATCACCAGGTTCTGTCGCTGGAGTCCGTTGATCTTCTTATCCAGGTCACGGTAGCCAGTCGATAATCCAGGGATCGATTGTTCCATGTGGAACATCGTATCCAGATTCTCCATCCAGCCAGGCATCAGCGCCTTGATCTCGACCGGGCCTGACTGCGAATGGTCGCGTCCTATATCCATGACCTTGGCCTGAGCCTCTGACAGTACCTCGTCTATCTCCCTGCTGTCGTCGGCTAACTCGCGCACCTGGTTGGAAGCAGCGATCATGTCACGCCTCACCGATCGCTCCTTCACGATCTTGGCGTAAGCACGGACGTTCGCAGAGCCTGGTGTCTCCTGGTACAAGGTCGCCAGGTAGCCAATACCTCCGGCATCAGCCATGAGATCCATTTTATTGAGATGGTCCTGCACCGTCACGATGTCCATCGGTGCGTCCAGCTCGTCGAGCTTCACCATGGCATCCCAGATAATGCGATGATCGGCTCGATAGAAATCGTTGCGCCCGATAATGTCCTGCACATCCATCAGCGCCTTGCCGCCTGAGTGGATGATGCCCCCCAGGACAGCCTGCTCTGAATCAATCGACATTGGTGGTGGTTTCATTACCTGGTTCATTTCCTCTCCACGTATTTGTTCTCGAAGACTCCGACCATAGCAGTCTCTCTGATACAGAAATCGAAGTTGGCTACCCAGCTTCTGTCGTTCTGGCCGAGGAGGAACGGGCAGTTGTTGGTGATGAATTTGAAGTAGCGTTCCCAGGTTTCGAGATCGTTGAAATACCTCTCCTTACCCTGCACCTCGACACTGAATGTCTTCCACCTAGCTCGCATGGCTGCCTGTCTTTTGTTGTTGATGACTTTGACCCTGGGTAGGGCAGGGCAGTGTTCGTGATAGAGATCGACGATCGCCTGGTGGGGCACCCTCTCCGTAGGAGAGGTAGTAGGTTTGTTCTTGGTTCTTGGTTCTTGGTTCTTGGTTTGCATTGCGGATGCACATGCGTCCGCATCTGCGTCAGCATCTAACGTCTGGTTTTTCCAGCGTTTTTCCGCAGCCTTTTTCGCCTGGGCACCCTTCTTCTCGATGCGAACATACTCTCGATACAGTCTTCTGTTGATCAGGGTGTGGGAGTTGAGCTGCTCGAACTTATCATCCAGGTAGGTTTTCCAGATGTCCTTCCACTGCTCTGCATTCTGAAAGCCAGCTATCCTGGCGGCATGCCTCTGATCATACGGAATGCCTCCGTTGTGCCACTGGTAGTTCATCAACCTGATCAGCGCACCGACAGCCTCTGGAGGCCAGGATGCGGTATCTGCGGTGAAGTCTCGCTCGAATAACGGATACCATGGCATCCTGGGCTTCCCAGCTCCAGCCAATGGTTTCTCGCTCATGCGCCCCCTTCTCCGATTTAACTGTACCCTGGAGACACATGGTATATGGCCTTGATTATGTGGTCAAATACCTTGCAATCTGGTAGTCAAGCAGTCAGAATGTGGGCCTGGGTACGGTCGAAATTGGAGCCACATATGTCAAACGACAAGCCTCGTCTACCAGCAGTTGTGCAGACTGCTCTCACTGGCGCTCGTCGTCCGTTCGAGAAGATCTCTGGGCAAGGTGGCCACCTGGTTACCTGGGAGAAAGAGTCTATGTTCGCCATGCAAATACTGGCGAGGAATACGTTGCTCCAGAAATGCGAACCGCACACCATCCGTGATGCCGTGATCAACATCGCATCGATCGGACTCTCTCTCAATCCGGCGCTCAAGCATTGCGCCCTGATTCCCCGTTACAACAACTCGCTCAAGCTCTACGAGTGCCACTGTGATCCGATGTACCAGGGCCTGATCGCTATCGCGACCGATGGCGGAGCTGTGATTAGCATTCGAGCTGATATTGTTCGCGAGATGGATCGAGAAGACCGACGCTTCTGGTATCGATCAGGAAGCGATCCGCACCTTCATCACGAACCAGATCCATTCATGAAAGAGAAGGATCGAGGCGAAGTGATCGGCGCGTATGCCATCGCTGAAATTGCAGGATCCAAACATCCGCACATCACGTTCATGTCGATCGAGGAGATCGAGAACGTCCGTGACAAATCGGAGATGTGGAAGAAACACAAGAAGGGCCCATGGGCTGACTGGTTCCAGGAGATGGCGAAGAAGACCGTCATCAAGCGAGCGCAGAAGACCTGGCCGAAGGGCACTGGTCGCCTGGAGAAAGCCGTGCAGATGGCGAACATCGCTGAAGGTTATGCCGGTATGGATGAACCGATCGAAGCTGAATCGATCGAGCTGATCAGCGAGGATGAAGCCAAGGAGCTGCGAACCGCAGCCAGGAAAGCTCATCTCCGTGTCGAGAGAATCTACAAGGCATTCAACATCGACAAGATGGAGGAGCTGCCGAAGAAGGATCTTGACCTGTGCCGTAAGCGCATCAACCAGGCTGGACTGAAGTACATCCTGAAGTCCGCAGAAGACGAGCCCAAGGTTACCGTGTCAGCGAAAGACTGGGGCATGACCTATTCTGATATGGAAGCCCTGGGTGCGGAATTTGAAACAAAGGCGACGATCAGTGAGTAAAGAATTCGAGGAATGGGATTTAATCGGAGAGCTGGGTGAGAAATTCCTGGCCGCTGGAACGAAGTACCAGGAGCTGAAGCTGGCCCTGGTCCATAGGGAGATCCAACGCATGGCCAATGACAAAAGCACGACAGTAAGCTGGACCGTTGAGAAGCGGGATGAGTTCAAGAAAGACTGGGAGAAAGCCGATGAGGCCGGAATACTGGACTTCACCTTCGAGGGCAACACGTACCTGGTGACCTACGGTCGCTACCTCATCGAATACCTGGACTACGTGTTGGGTGAGGCTGCTTGAGGCTGGTAATTTACAACAGGTTCCGGCCAAAGGTAGCTCACTTGATTGACGAGATGCCGAGACGAACGCTGTGCGGTCGCCGGTATCCAAGCATGCGCGGGCCGCAAACGATTTACACGGACGACCTGCACCTGTGCGGCGTCTGCCAGATAGTGCTGGAATGCAAGAGACGAGACGCTGGAGAAGCAGTATGAATATCAACCCCAAAGACATTGAAGTCCGTTCAATGGTGATCGTTTATCTAAATATAGCAATCATCCATGGCTTCTACGATGAAGATTGCGCTGGCTCGACAGATGAAGGTTATTTGTATCTTCACACAGAAGGCAAAACTGTAAAAATCCGCTTAGACGCAATACAGGCAATAGAATACGATGGCTGAGCAACGAACATTAGGATGGTTCACTGATCGCTGGGGCAAGATCACCATGTCCAGGCGCATCGATACTCTCCTGGGCAACCACGTCCACGATCTGAACAATCTGCTGAAGACCCTGAAGTGGGAGCAGTTCGATGCCGTGCCGGATCAGATCCGTGAAGCCTTCGAGGCTGAGACCAGGATCGGTGACGCGAGCCCGGCCATGTCCCACGGCAAGCGCCTGGAAGAACCTGGGATCTGTCACTACGAGATGACCAGGAATATCGAGGTTATCCGTGCTGAGTTCATGGTCCATCCAATGTGGCCTGACCTGGTAGGAGATTCAACCGACTTCATCGAGACGGATGATGGCACCCTGGAGGGTGTCCCGAAGTTCGCCTGCGAGGTGAAGTGCCCGTACAAGCCAGAGAACCACAAGAAGTCCCTGCGATTCGGAATGCAGGGCTGGCATCACAACCAGACTCAGGGGCACATGGAAGTACACGACTTGGACCTTGGCAAGTTCGTGAGCTACGATCCGCGACACCCTATTGCAGAGCAGCAGATCTACGTCCAGGTAATCGAACGTGATCTTGCCTGGCAGAAGTTGTTCCGCGAGAAGATGGAGATATTCGATGACCACTTCAGACATGGGACTTTTTACGAGCATGCCGTTGCCAAGGCCACGGATGGAATCCCCTCTATGTTCTAAGATGAAGCCGATGACAGTCGAGCAAGAACAGGCTATGGCGAAATACAAAATTGATCACGGTTTCAGGAATGAATGCAATCTCAAAACATGGCGAAAACTCTGGACAACGCACCAAGAATTGATAGGAGCATTATCAGATGGATCTACAACTACAGGTAAACAGTGACGACATCCAAGATCCTGGACTGTTCCAGGTCGGGGAAACAAACGTAATGATCACGCCACCAGTTGGCGACGAAGACTACTGGCTGTTCAAGGTCATGGTCTCCGACAACCAGGCGATCGTCGGCTTTCCAAAATTCATGCAGGTCGGTATCGGCTTCCAACAGGAAGAAGACTGGAACAGCAACCTGCCAAGCACCAGCGATGCCGAGAAAATTTTTAACCACATCAGCCATAACAAAGGCGACGACTCGATCCCTGACGACCGCTGCATTGAAGCGATCGAGATGATTCGTACTGCCGCCTCCGCATACCAGGAGCAACAAACATGAGACCACAGATCCAGACTCCAGCTACGCTGCTCACGCAGTCACAGCCGCTCATCGACAACGCCAACAACCTGACTGACCAGGCTGAAAAAGCGGTGGTCTCGACCACTGAGGAGTTCGCCATAGCAACTGACTTCGTGCGAATCTGCCAGGGACAATTCAACATGGCGGAAGACGCCAGGAAGGCGATCGTCCAGCCACTGAACGATCACGTAGGCTGGATCAATGATCAGTTCCGACCGATTACCACTGCTCTGAAATCTGCCAAAGACAAAGTGTCAGCGAAGGCTGCCACCTGGCAGCGAGCCGAGGATAAGCGTGTACGCGAGAAAGCAGCAGAGGAGCAGCGCCTGGCAGATGAGCAAGCCATCAAAGACGCTGAGGCCGCAGCAGAAGCCGGTGACGATGAGCGAGCTGATGCCATCCTGGAGGTCGCCGCAGAAACGCCAGCTCCAGTGGCAAGGGCTCCTGTCGGCAGAGGTACGCTGACAGGCGCTACCGGAAGCACCAGGACCAACTGGAAAGGCGAAGTCAAGTACGACGACATCTTGGATGTCTGTCAGGGCATCCTCGATGGGAAGTTACCGACCAACATCATCAAGGAATGGAACAAGACCGTGATGAACGGCATCGCTAAACAGATCGGCGCTGACTGGCCGGAAGACCAGGACGAAGGCAAGCATCACGGCATGACCGTGAAGCGAGATGTCGGGCTGTCAGTGAGATGAATTATTCAGAATGGGCATGGCACCTGCGACTGCCACCACCACCACCATTATGATAAAGGATAGCAGATGAACAAAGTAATCATCATGGGAAATCTGGGCCAGGATCCGGACACCCGCTACATGCCATCCGGCTCTGCGGTGACGCAGATCAGTGTGGCCACCAACCGTAGCTGGAAGGATAAAGACTCAGGCGAGCAGAAAGACGAGACCTCCTGGCATCGATGCGTAGCCTACGGTAAGACAGCCGAGATCATCGCTGAACACTTCACCAAGGGACGCAAGATCCTGATCGAGGGACGACTGAAATATGGATCCTATGAGAAGGATGGTGTCACCAGGTACACCGCAGACATCGTGATCGATAGATTCGAGTTCGTTGAGAAGCGCGAAGGAGACCGACCACCGCATCCTGCTGACCGAGGAGAAGCGCCACCGACAGACAAGGATGGCCTGCCACCTCAATCACGCACGGATGCTGATGACGCCAAGCCACCACCTGATGACTTCGACGATGACATTCCTTTTTAGGCAGGGCCCACTCCGCAGGATCGTAAGGGCTCGATTCTGTCAATCGAAGTATTCGCCGCAAGGATCCGGCAGTGCGGAGCTTGAGCTGAGCTGCGGCCATACGATGTATCGCAAGTGGTCTCAATGCCCGATCTATAAAGCCCGTTGTTTTGAGTGCAGGCAATGACATGCAATTCGATCTCAAGCGACCATGTAAGAACTGCCCGTTCGCCAATACGGTACACAGGATCACGTTCGCCTGCCGTGAGCGAGCGGAGGAGATTGAAAACTTAGCCTATCGCCAGGGTTTCGTATGTCATAAACATTCCGAACACGTCGAGGAGACTGAGTACGAGGCAGGCGGATTCGTCTTCCGCAATGATGGCAGCTCGCAGCATTGCTGGGGAGTGATTGCCATGTATCTCAAAAACGGTGGCAGCAGTGTGCCGTGGGAAGGGGCGATCGACGACGACCCAGACCTTGAGGATCGATGGTGGAATCGCGCCGACAAAAAAGCATTGGAGACGATATTCGAGAGCGAAGAAGCATTTTTTGAGGCAAACGGATGAACACAAAAACGGAAGAAGTGCTGTCGATTCAGGAGGTAGCAGACAGCTTCAGCGAGGGGCTACCGGACTGGCAACGTAAGATCAACCTGGACTGGCTGACCAGCCTGACCAGCCTGATGTCTGAAGGAGGGATCTGGGGCTCACCGAACCTGGGCAAAGTGTACCGCAAGAGCGGAGACGGATGGGTGCTGATGGAAGATCTCAGTGACTGACCAGCGCACAGGCGATCTATTTGCCGCAAAACCACTTGGTAAGGATGAGCAGTCCAAAGCTGAGAAGCGCCGTGACATCGGCATCGAGCGATCCGGCGCACATGCAGACCTTAAAAATGTTGGCATGTGGAGGGTCTATGCAGCCGGGATGATTCGTGACTTCGGAAGGGAGTATGGAAAGGCATTCCTGATCGAGGATGTTCTGCCTTATGCTCGTAACCTCAATCTGCCTGACCCACCAGATGGTCGCGCCTGGGGAGCAGCAACGCAGCTCGCAAAACGGAATGGATTCATCCGATCATGCGGAGCGCGACGAGCAAAAAGCTCGAACATGAGCCCCAAAGTATTGTGGATAGCGATATGACCCAGCCCCTCAACTACTGCACCCACGCCTGCGAGAACATGAGGGCTCTCGATGACGTGATCATCGGCAAGCAGACTCCGACTGTATCCAGGGCAATCCTGGCTTCAGCCATGGAGTGCATGGTCCTGATGGAGAAATCGGAAAAATTCATACTACCGTCATGGGGCACGATATTTGAAAAGCACGAGATGGAGTTGTGTGTTGACGTTCAAATCCCGACACGACTTCCATACCCCATCGTGGCGATCGAGTATCCGTGTCCCTATGACGACCCTCGGTGCGAGCCGATGTTAAAGCACGAAAAGCAATCCTCGAAGCGCATCGCTCTATGCGTCGAGACCGAAGCTCTGGAGGAACATGCAAGCCTGCTCAAACACATGCACGAGGAACATAGCGGGCATTTGCAGGGCTTCTACGTCTATCCGGTCTCGTACTCAGATGACCTGAAGCTCTGGATACCACCACCATGCGCGATGTTCTTTCCTCGTGGAGGTAACGAATCGCTCAATGCCCTGAAGGAACATGGCCTGACTGTGATATTGCCATTAGGAATCTCCGCTTACGAAATCTATCCAGAAAAAGAGCGGCCCATGAGGGTCATGCGAGACGTAGCTGATGAGGCATTCTCCTGCCTCCATCTGCTGACCGCTCTGGCGATCGACCATGGTCGCTACGAGACATTGCCAGCACCCACGAAGCTCAACAAGAAGCGAGCGCAGAAGGGTCGAGTGCCGATGTACGAGTACAAGGTTCTCGACATCGTGGCCGACATCCTCCAGGCGTCTCCCGCATCCAAGCCTCACCAGGGAGGCACCCATGCCAGCCCCAGGATGCACAAACGGCGCGGCCATGTTCGCCGGTTACGCTCCGGCAGAACCACCTGGATCCGCAACATGATCATCGGCAAGCCTGGCACTGGGGCAGTCGAGAAGGAGTACGCAGTCCATGAGTGACTACATCACCCTCCTCGGAGCCGAGGATGTCACACGAGCAGCGAGCAGCATACGATCGTCAGCCGAAGACATGCTACGAGCTGCCAACATAATCAGCGAATCCAACGATCAATTCATTCGACGGTTCGAGGATCTTGTCACCAGGATGGAGATGATGGAGAAAAGTGGTGGGTGAAATTGCAGAGATGATGCTGGACGGAACCATGTGCGAGGGCTGCGGTGAGTTCATGGACATTGGCGGCGAGCCTCCAGGCTATCCACAACGATGCGCTGCTTGCGGCGATGAGCCTGACGACAGCCAGCCGGTGAACTACAAGCCACCACGAGATGTGCCCTGTCCGCACGTAGGGTGCGAGCGGATGTTCCGTAGCCGACAGGCTGCTGGCCAGCACTGGACCGACAAACATGGGTGAAGACAATGCCATGCTATGACCATCGAAGCTCTCCCAGTTACATCCGCAAACATACTGTTGAGCCATTGGAAAAACGTGTTGATCAATATGCGGCCTGGTTATGCGATCTTCTGATGCGCTTCCCTGCTGAGGAAATTCATACGCTACCGAAAGGGTTGCAGGAATGGTGGAAGGGACATCAAGACTTCGATCGAAAGCGCAAGGATGGCTGATGACTTCCCTGACGATATGTTTCCAGAGTCCGAGATTCCTCTGGAGGCCCAGATTAAATGCGTCGATCGTGAGATCACGTTTCGGAAACGAGTCTATGCCAGGCGCATCTCCAAGGGACGAATGAGTGAAGTATTTGCGGATCAGCAGATCCGATTGATGAAAGCGGTATTGGAAACACTGAAGGGACTAAGAGGAAAATAGAATGGACACATACAAGATCGTGAGATTTTTCCAGAACAGCAAGCGAACGATAGATACGAGCCTGAGCCTTGACCAGGCACAGGCGCACTGCAATGACCCAGAAACATCATCGACAACCTGTACCAACCAGGCCGGTCTTGCCCGTACTCGCAAGCACGGTGACTGGTTCGACGGTTACTACGCGGAGTGAAATATGCTGATCTATGACTGCGAGATTGCCAAGCTGATCCCACAGAAACACGAGACCAATGATCCCAACTTCGAGTATTGCCAGGGCTGGGGAGATCACAAAGGCATGGGCATCTCGGTGGTCTCGGTCTACGACTTCGAGGAAGACTTTCCCAGGATCTTCATGGAAGACAACCTGGACGAGATGTTCGAGCTGATGGAGAAAACCGACATCATCGCTGGCTTCAACAACAGGCACTTCGACAACAAGCTACTGGCCGCACATGGATACACGGTCCCGGACGAGAAGATCTTCGACCTCTACTTGGAGATTAAGGAGGCTGCCGGGGCTCACAAATACGCCAAGGGATACAACCTGGACAACTGCTGCCTGGTCAACCTGGGCCATCAGAAGTCCGGTGACGGTGCCCTGGCTCCCAAGCTGTGGCAGCAACGCCGGTATGGCGCGGTCGTGGACTACGCTTTGCGAGACATAATGCTGGAATACAAGCTGCTGGCGATGTGCATGAACCAGCCCATCATCGATCCAGGGAATACCAGCTCTCGAATCTTTGTCAGAAATCCACTCAAGCCCTTGTAATACCTGTCATCTTGTGGTCAGATAGACGTTGGGTAATCACATAAAAGGGTACAGTCATGAGAAAGTTATTTCTATCATTTGCGTTCCTGCTGGTCGGCTATCTGGCGTTCGCCCAGGAATCAGCAGCTCCGCCCAAAGACTTTGGTGGTTTCAGCGGATATGCCTGGGGCACCGACATCGAGTTCATCTCCTCCGACATGGAGCGAGAGAATTATGAGCTGATCAGTGCCAGTTGCACGAACCTCTCGTATCACGGCAAGCTACTGGAAGAAAGGGTCACGCTCATCTACGCCTTCGAGAATGAGATCCTTGTCAGCGGCATCTGGATCTTCGATGAGGTTGATCACGAATCATTCTGGAGGGTAAACGAATTCCTTCAGACCACGTATAATTCCAGGACTGAGGTGACTGCCAACGGCAACGACTTGCTCAAAGCCGAGATGTTTCCACGAGGCACGAACGCTCACATCGTTCATAACCTGGACGTAGCAGACGACCGTCATGAGGTTCACTACTACTTCCGGAGCGGAGAGGAATAATATGGACATTACTATCGACAAGGGAATCCCAGTCCCAAAGGAACGACCGAACTTCAAAAGGCATATCGATGTGATGGAAGTCGGTGATTCGTTTCGCGTCGATCCGGAGTATTGGACTTCACTCCGTAATGCAGCCAGCAATATGAATAAGCGAACCGAGAAGCGGTTCGTTGTCAACAAGGTTAAGGAGCCTGTCGATCTCAAGAAGCCTGATGGAAAGGAAGCTGAGTTCGCCAGGATCTGGCGCAAGAAGTAAACAACGGAGCGGTGACGAAGCGGCAGCCGTGCTGGTAGGGAGATTAGAAGCTCAAGCATCGAGATCATACCGATTGCTTGAGTTCGAGGAAGCCCCTCATACTCCCTGCGACCAGTGGCAAGTGGGCTAACTACCCATCCACGCCCAGGTTCGACTCCTGGGACGCTCCCCATAACAACAACTAGGAGAAGTCCGTCATGCAATTCGAGTTAGAGCGCACCACAGCAAAGTTCGGCGTATTCAATCCACGAGAAGAAAAGAACAAAGGCAATGCCTTCGACCTGCCATTCTCAGTCACCCTGGGCACATCGGTCTTGGCCATGCTCGCCCCTACCCAAGATACTGATGGCGATGACGATGCACTGGCCAACGTATTGTTTACCCAGGAAGGTCACGTCGCCCGGCCATCGATCAACCCCATCCACATCAACCGAAAGCCGGAAGGTGCAGTCGTCAAGATCTGGGACCAGGAAGACTTTGGTGAGCCGCTGGATCTGAAACCCTGCAATCTGAAATCACTGAAGGCTGAACTGCAAACACCCAACCATGTCGTCCTGACTGGCCTGATTCAATACTCCCAGTACAACGACAACGAACTCATCCGCATCAATGCGCTGATGAATAAGTCGTTCGACCTGGCTATCCACATCGAGCAGACAGATCTATTCGAGGATCCAGAGACTGAATCCGAGGAGAAGACAGAGGAAACCGAGAAGTAGTTCAACCAGGACTCTCTCAACCATGACTGTCTGCGATCACCCCGTTGCCAGGGCACAAGACCTCATCGATCGGCTGCAAAATCTTACCAGGCCGATCGGTGAGGCTGAGCATAAAGATCTGAACGCTCTATGGAATGAGCTGGAAGATCTCCTGGTCATGCTGGCTACCAGTAAACCCTCCATTGACGGATCTGCAAAAGCCGATACACTACGCACCATCATCGCCGCCATCGATGAGTATCAGGAAACGGAGAAAAGGGATGCTGATTCTGACAAGGAACCAGGGCGAATCAATAAACATCGGGGAAGCAGTCACGATAACAGTGTTAGGGACGAGAGGCGGACAGGTGAGACTGGGCATAGAAGCACCGAGACAGATTAAGGTTCTTCGATCGGAGCTTCTGGATCGGAAGCCCCTTGATTCAAAACCCCACAACGATGAGCCTGAGCCCGATAGCGGCGAGTAACGACGACCAGGGCATTCGCCCAGTCCACATACTCCTTGATCGTAATCGAGCCCTCAGTAGGTAGATCTGCTGACTGGCTTACGCTGTGCCTTGCAAAGCAATCATCAGGGAGTGGAGTCCTCACCGGGACCGGCACTTCCCGGATCTCCACTTCGGTTAAGACTGTCGGCGCTGTCTCGCATGCTTGCAGCGAGAGCAGGACAAACAGCAGTAACATCGATATTGCCAAGTTCCTCGCAAGATGGGTCACGGAAGATCTCCTCTGTCTCAATCCTGATCTCGAAACCTTGTTCTTCAAGACGCAGGATGTCCGCGTTTAATGACGACACCACAGCGACGTTCGCTGCTTCGTCTACCTCGCGATCGGTCACGCACGTATCTAACCTATCGCCCAGGTCGGTGATCGTTACCAGGTTATTTGAATTGGTCTGTGCGGCCTGAGTGACCGCAGCCTTCGCCTTGCCAATGTCTTCCTGGAGGTTGCCGTTCTGATTCCACAGGAACCAGATGACCAGGAGGCACACTGCCATGGCTCCTCCCAGGACTTTAGTCAACATAGCAAAGATCCTTATCGGTCATGTCGTCATCCAGGAGGCAGACTTTAGTTTCCCGCAAGTTGTCACGCCGAGTCACCAGGTCACCCAACCTGGCAGTCGCAATCGGATTCGTACCATTGGCTGCGATCCACAACTGGGTCTCGGTGATCTGTGTGGTCGCCTCCTGGATCAGGTTATTGATCTCGCGGATCTCGGACTTCGAGATGTAGCCGACCAGGTTTTCATTCAGCTCCTCAATCTGCTTGGTCATCTCGCTGCCTTCAGCCTCACTGATGAAGAACTCATCCAGTCCTGCAATCGTGAAGTCCTTGGCCTGCCAGCCAATGACGAACAACCCGATGAGCAGCGTCACCGGCACGGTGAACTTCATCTCTTTGAGTGATTCAAGTTTGATCGGCTTCATGTCCGTCTCCGTTCTTTGCTTTCTGCCAGTCGGTTGCTGACTGGCCAGTTAAATAAGCGCCATACAGCACTGTCACTGCCGTTGAAAACGCGCCGAAAGATTCCGGCTCGCCACCAAAATATCCACCAACAAGGCATGCGAATGCGAGTAGCAAACTGGCGAATCGCCTGCCGCTATATTTGTTCATGCGTAATCCTCCACGGTGATCCAGACTTCCTCGTCCAGTGCCATCTCCTCGATGAGTTCGAGGCGATCGACGATGTACTCGTAGATCCTGCGATAGGCCGAGACCGAACTGGTCACCTGGCCACGCTCAGTCACATTTTGCATCTGACCATCACCAAGCAACAGGCAACCCTCGGAGTCGTCATCCTTGTTGCCAACGTGCATGTAAATGAAGGTGAAGCCAGGCACGTCCTGGAGCCACAGCATTCCCTTGTGCCAGTCGAACCGCTTGCCGTACCGATTATTCATACCACCGTCAGTGCGGAGCTTGACCTGGTATCGACCCGGTGGAATCCGGGTTTCGCCAGGGATCTTCGGCTCGTTGAACTGGTCTTCCAGGACGTAACAAAGGAACTTCGGTTTCTCCTCCTCGGTCACGTCAAACAATGTACCCAGCGTTGCTTCATCTCCGGACGAGATGCGTCGATTAAGTAGTTCCATCAGGCTGTGTTCTCCGTCAAAATTCGTTGCAGTCGTGTGCTGGGCTTCACAGGTAATGAGGCCAGCAGATCCAAAGTTTGGCCAAGGCCCTGCTCTGCCAGGTAATCCACTTGATCACCTGGAATCATATCGATCAGCGTTTCTTGCAATGCCTCGAACTGGATAGACGCGCCCGGTCGCTCCATGTAACCCTCCTTGGCAGCATCCAGCTTGTCGCGTAGGAGATTGTTCAGCTCTCGCCCCTTCTCCTCGCCGCTCATATTTTCGTCTTCCCACAGCTCCGCTATCTCTTTGCGGATTGCCTTCATCTCCTCGTAGCTGAACCTCATTGCTTTGGCTGCTTCGACGACTTCTTCATTGGTGAAAGTCGGATCGTATTTCGAGGGCTCCTCCATGAACGCATCAATCTCATCGTCCATTTCCAGGTCTTCCATCTTGTTGACAGCTCGCTCGATCTGCCGGGCATTTCCCCGTACCTGGTAGACGATCTCCTCGTAGCTGGTTCTCGATGGTGGATCCTCGCCAGTGTAAAAGCGCCTGACAACCGGGATCTTGTCCCACCTGAGATCTGGCCTGGCTGGGTAATCGAATGACTTCCGCACCAGGTCATCGGACAACATCATCACGTAAGCGCCCAGGGTCGCGAAATAACCACGAGTCAGATGCTCAAGCAGCATTGGATTTCTGAGCGTAGCTGGAGCCCATTTCGGCATACCCTTAGCCAGCTCACGAGCTGTCGGACTGGTGGTCGGACGAAAGACGATCTCCGGTTTCACTTCAGCTATGTCTTGCATGTACTCCGGCACGATCGGTGACTGGAAGAAAGCGTTCCAGTTGTTCGTCGCCTCAAACAATGGAGCAACAGCTTGCGGCAACGGAAAAAGCGTCTCTCGATTGAAGAAGTTGAATACCTCGCCCATCACCCACCACATGCGATCGATCGCGACCTTACCGGCATCATCCTCATTGGAGTAGTAATACTCGAACGTGCGTTCGACTCCGACACCGAAAATCATGCCTACCTCGAATGACTTCGGCAGCCTCCAGTGCTTCCCGCCAGTCCAGAAGTGGACGTACATATCCTTGTCGTCGTTAGGCAATGCCTTGTATCGATCGTCATCCTTGTTCTTCAACCAGATCGCCAGCACAACCATGGCATACATCATCGACTTGGTGAACGTCAGCCCTGGAGCTTCTGACCATCGCTGACCGTATCGAACCATGCCCTGTACCCTGGCATTAAGGAACATCACTGACTGAGCAAAGAACTGCACCAGGGCATGATCACCATGCTTGGCAAAGTTCATCAGATCCTTACTTTCCCAGATTGCCTCCGCCTTACCAGCACCAGCTCTGATTGCCGGAATGTATCCGGCACCAATTCTGTTGGCATTCTCGGATGCTGCACCGATGTCGTTGTACAAGTGGAACAGCTTCCATGGTGCATCCAGGATACGGTTCTTGAATCCTGTCTGACGCAGGGCTCGCTTCATCGCCTTGGTCGTCGAGACAGGATCGTTGGCATTGATATACCCAGAATAAAAAGCGCCACCGGCAGCCATCATGCTCACCATCTCAGGCGATTTCGTAAACGCTTTCCAGGCTCCAGTCGCTGCCGACCAAACCGCAGGAAATTTAGTGTGTCGTGAGTTCACGAATGCCATAAAGATGTCTCGGAACCAGTTCGCCGCCATGAAATCTGGAGCGAGTGTGATCATGGTGGTGCCGAGGCGCTTGAACTTTCTGAGTGGCCACATAAACATGCGACCAATCACGCTTGCGAATTTCCTTTCGTTGATTGCTGTGAGAGATCTCAGCAATGTTTCCTCGTGGACCTGGAACCATTTCTTCTTGCCGTTGTAAAGCACCGAAATGAAGTCGTCGCCAGGCGGCTGCTGCAAGGTCCACATCTTCTGCATGCCCTGTAACGCTTCGTCAGGCATGGCCTCCCAGTCCACACCTGCCTGCTTCAGCTTGCGCTTCAGCTCATCCATAGGAATGAACTCCTCCTTCAAGAAGTCCATACCTTTGGCTGGCGTTAGCAGGCCAGAGTCTTTGAGATTTTCTACTGCGAGCTGGGCAGCCTTGTTCTTCATCGTCGTAGCTGCGATGTGCTGGAAGTTGACCAGGATGTTTTCCATGATGTCGCCCAGCGGATGCTTCGATCCCAGGAGGCGCTTGATTGGCTGCGTTACATTGGCAATTCCTGGGCCTCCCATGCCAGCTTTCTTGGCAAAGGATCCGCCCATCTCGTCGGACTTGATGCGGAAGAACGGCACATAGTCCGCATGCTCCCAGAGCTTCCTGGTATCTTCGTTGATGACACCAGCCTCCGAGGCCCAATCCAGGAACTGGCTATTCCAGTCCGCATATTCAGCCGCTACATCATGGAATAGCGGGAACAGATCGCCCAGCTTCAGCAGCTCATCTATGCGCTCCTGGCTGAACAAAGCCTCCCTGCCCTCCTTCAACAGCCGATCCGCTCGCCTGGCAGCCATCCAGTAGCCCCAGAGTTCCATCTTGTCTGCTATCGGCTCCCAGACTTCCAGCAGTCCTTTGCTTCCTTCCTTGATGCCTGTGATCGTTCCAGTGCCCTCAGCGGTCGCTACGGTTTGCCATTCAGGAATGCCATGCGTCAGGAACACGTACATCTGCGAATCAACACTGGTCGTGAAATGCGCCTGCTTATACGCTGAAATCTGAGCAGGAAGATCGTAACCATGTGTCTGACGAAGGGCCCACTTGAGACCAGCGAACTGATCAATCATGGCCTGTTCCATCTTCTCCTGTTTGTTTTCTATCCGCAGGATCTGATTGATTTTCTCCCAGAGAAGTTTGAGCGATCGTCGTTTTGATGACCCGATGTTTTCATTCGCCCAGTCCAGTGCATCGTCCAGGCCCTTGTCGCCGGTCTTCGGCTTGCCTCGCTTGTGGAATAGCGGGAATCCATTCTTCGCTGCTTCCTGGAGCTTCGGTGTAATCTCAATCTCGAACGCTTCGTATCCCCAGTTGCGTCCGTGTTCGGCCTTGATCAGTTCCTCCAGCTTTACCCTCGCTCGTTCCAGGCTGTCGAAGAAACCAAGACTGGTGTCGAAATTCATAAGGCCATCTTTATCGGGCATGTCGATGCCCCAGATACCAGCGTTCGCCTTGTCATCGTATTCTTGTGATCGCAGCCATAGCTGGCTGTTTAGCCCACCTGCAACATGCTCCACTACCTCTGACGTTCTCAGACGACGCAGCCTGGCAGCATCTAACCTTTTCCCCCTATCTGAACGCTCACCGAAAGTGGCAAGCCCCTGCTGCTCAACCTTTTCCCGATCTGGCTGGCTGCTAGTACCAGGCACCCAGGTATCCTTTACCTTGCCTTTGAATTTCTTCAGGAACTTGTTGATTTGATTAACGGCGACCTGGTTATAGATCACTCTGGATCCGGTCAAATACCTGCCACTGCTTTCCGTTGGCAACAAGATGCCTTCAAGCCCCACGTCCTCTGCGGAGATGTAGCCTTCAGCCTCCGGTGAATCAATAATTTTTTTAGCGACACGATCGCCAACAATCTTTCTTACGTGCCTGTCACGAGTTTCTATAATGCGTGTGGAACCAGGCATGGCAACGATTGTGATCGGATACTCATTACCAACTGGTGCCAGCTCTCCGCTGAACAACTCTAAATTGGGATCGTCTTTTGCAGGTGGCAACGCATGTTTCACAAACTTGACAGCTTCAACTGACTGGGCACCACTCCAACGCACACCATGAACTTCGCCTTTGCTGAAGTAGAGCCTTTTGTGGCCTCGTCGTTGCGCCTCAGCGATCATGTGCTTGATTACCAGGAGCTGATAGTCCTTCTCGAATGGCGCAAAGGTATGGCCATTGGCGACTCTCTCGTGAGCGCCCTTAGCTTCATTGAAGCTCAGAACACGTCTTCTCATGGTGTCGCGTTTTTTCCTACTGAAGGAATAATCAATCACACCGAATGGCAGCGGCTCAGTTTCATTTGCCTCGATGCCTCTGGTAATGCTGGCGGTTTGCTCCATCTGCTGCGATATGTTGCCCCAAGTCCTAAAAAGATCCGGAAGATCAGTCAACTCCCAATCCAACTGAGTACGATCCCACTGACCGGAAATCCTTTGCCACATATCTTGCTCGTGTTCACCTTTCTGAATAGATGCCCACTTCCCTATGCTGCTGGTGGGATCAAGTCCGGCTTCTCTTGACTCAGCGTCCTTGACTCTCCTGCCCAATTCTTCTTTGGCAAAAGCACCAGTTTCATCCTCCAGCTTCTTGAGAGGAGTTTTATCGTATGGAGGTAGCTCATGCGGCCTGGTTACTGCATCCTTCAACTCTCCGACTTGCCAGCCTTCCGGAAGCACTCCAGTCATCCAGATGTCTTCAATAAAACGTATCGGATCCTGGCCGAGCTTCAAACGTAATACTTGTTGAAGACCAAATTTTTGTTTCGCTCGCTTATTAACTTCGTCTTGGAAACCAGGGAAAGCAGACATGCGCTCTAAATTCGGATCGTCCTCTGTACCAGTGGCGAATTGCGGCCTGATCTCTCGATAAGCTGCAAAGAGCTTGTTCAGGTCTTCGCTCATGTACTCGACGTAACCATGCTTCTCGAACATTTCTGGCCGAAGGGATTGATCCAGATCGATCTCAAGCGTAATCGCGTCAGCTTCTCTGGCTTTTATCATCGACAAATACTTCGCCAGCAGCCTGTTACCAGAAGTCGAGTCATCGCCAGTGTTCGAGTCCCTGAGAAACGAAGCGAGGTGGCGATCCATCGGCATTGCTTTCAGGTCATCAATGAGAGTCTGCTTATTCTCTTTCAGAAACTGGAATTTTTCCTTAGCAACCCTGGCCAACTCTACCATCTGCTTTGGATTCTTCAGGGCTTCCAGCCTGGCCTGCTCATACATTACCGCTGGTGCAGTGCCATCGTATTCCTCTCCACCACCGAACGTCCCATCACCATTCCAGTGGTCAGGATTAAAGCCGTGTTCCTTATGAATTTCGTCTAACCGAGCCTTAATTGCCTTGCCTATCGACTGATGCCAATCAGATTGCATCTCGTCGATGTAGAACGCATCGTTACCGTCTGGGTCTTTGCGAATGTCGAAGCGGACATGCACGACGAAGTTATCGTCATGCTCCCAGTGAGAAGTCTCAGTGAAAAGCTCCGTGTCTGGATTTTCCCAACGGAACAACAATACCTCGTATCCGTCGCCCGTAGGCTTGAGCATATAATCTGCCCAGCCAGAAGTGGTTTCTAGGCCATGTTCTTCGGCTTGAGCCACTGCGTCATCAAAATTACTGTGATACCCACCAAGCTCGTATCCCTCGTGACTGACAATGAAATCGCCTTCATTGTCTGTGCGAATTTGATACTCGCCTGAGTACCACATCTTGTCCGTATTCTTCTGAACCCACTCGTCACGAGCCTCCTCGTAGTAATCAGTTTCAATAGCCTCCCTGGCTTTATCGCTGGCTTCATCATCCATGTTTTCTTCGTCAGTGCCATCCCAGACACCGAGAACAGTGTTCAGCTCCGTGATGTCCATATCTGATTCTTCAGGAATATCTGGATCTGGTTCGAGATCAGGATCCCAGTCATGCTCTGCATGGACCTCTGACAAGGCACCTGGATAGTAGCTGTCCCATTGGTTCTGCTCGATTTCTTGCCAGTGTTCATACCAATCATCTTCATCCGGCTCAGACTCCTCATCCGGATTTTCTTCACTGTCGAATTCCACTGCATCCCTGTCTCCACCAGGCTCCCTCACATCGATGTCTACACCGTTGCGCTCGATGAACGATTGAATTGTTTGCACTGGAATTTTCTTCGGCTTGGTTTTAGCGAAGACTTCCAGCTCCTTGGTTAGGTCATCATGACGCTCCTCATCCAAAGCAAGATCACGCTGCTCATTGACAGGAAGGGACTGCTCTGCCGGATGTTCTTCATTCCATTTGTCCCTGAACGCTATGGCTTCATTGTTCCACTTCGCCACCAATTCTGCGGTCTCCGGGAACTCCAGGTAAAAAGCCTCCTTCCGAAGTCGGTCAGCTTTTTCTTTGATCGACTGGATTTCCGCACCAAGCTCGCGCTGCTCTTTGTAGATCTCGAACATTGGTTTGGGGAATATGGCTTCTACATCCTCGAAATCTCTTTTCCCTGTTGCCCACTTGCCTCCTGTGAGTGCGTACAGACCTCCCCAGGTTGCATCCTCCAGGAAAGTTTCCAGGCCCATCCAGTCCAGCTCAGACTGTTTCATCTTGCCCTTCTTGATCTGGGACGTGATGAATTGCTTCCAGCCTTCTGCTGAAGTGGACTTGGTTTCGGTCTCGTTGAATACCTTCCATACCGCTGAGAAGAAGTACGGTGCGCTGACGTGTCGCAGTCGGCCTCGTTGCTTCGATCTCTGGTATCCACCTGGTTTCTGCACGAAGTCGCTCGACTGAGCGATGATCGACATGAGCTGCCCGCTGGTGAACATCTGATCCTTACCAGTCGCCCAGCGAACCACATTGGCAAGAACATCGAGTATCTTGGTCAGGATCTCCTTTGCTTTCTGCGAGACTGTTTGACCAGCCAGGATGCGTTGCGCGGTATGAGCGATGAACTCCTCCGCAGCAATCCGGCGCTCAGCGGTGTCATTCCAATCCAGACTGTATTCCCTGGCTATCTCCCTGACTTGCTTGGGGAACGACTTCGCGATCATGTCCATGAACTCGTCGAATCGCCATGGCGGAATGACCTGCCTGAGCCCGAAGTGACCAACCACTTCATGCAGCAACGTCTCGATCGCCTCCTCCATGGAGGTGATGTTGTTGGCTATGATGTAGATGTCATCGTTGAAAGCGCCCTGGTCATACATGCCAGTGGTGTTGCGCTTCGAGTGTTCATCCTCCATGGCTGCCTGGAGGTGCGGTGGCAGATCTTCGATGGCCTCGACGACATGGACTGGTCGGACTGTGCGGAATATCGAATAGACTGGTCTCAGGAATCCCTGGACTTCTTCAACCGTGAAGCGCCTGGTCCTGCCATTGGTCTTCAACCTGGCCCTGGCTGATGGCCCCTTCTTTGCTTCGACTTCGAGTGGATCGAAAGAAGCCGCAACCAGGCCCAGGCTTGGATGCTTCAGCCAATAGCCAGAGTAACCGGCATCACGGATTGCCCGTTCGGTTTCATTAAGATCTGGAGTTTCTGCCAGGCTTTCTGGATCAGCCTGGAGGTCATACATGAGACGAGCATCGACGCTCGTCGTATAGGTCTCAGAACCTAGTCCCGATTCCTTCCGATACCCACCTGGAATGCCCGGTGCGACCCCGTAGTAGGTGCGGTCGATCCAGGTTTCCGGCCTGGCTTGCGCCCTTTGCCCTTCCGCTCCCCGGATGCCTTGCCCGTAGAAGCTGGGATCGATCCGCTCGATGTTGGGTCGGCTGCTGAAGTGCGTGAGCGTGATGCGCCCTTCTGTCGAGACTGGTGGGGCAACAAGCTCTCCATCCTCTGTTGGGCGGCTCTCAATAATTTGGCGTTTGGCACTTAATCTACCCTCCTCGGATACCCAGACTGGCATGAGCCCGATCTTCTGATCAGCATACACGGTGTCAGCCGCCGACGCTGTGCGGTTGGTCTCACCATGAGGTCCGTAATTGACCCAGCTATTCTGGCCCCTGGTCTCCACGGTCATGGCTCGCCTGGCCAGCGGGGAATACATGGCCGCATGGTGCTGCCAGGCATTCTCCTCGCCCCTGGCACGGAAGCCAAAGCCATTCGCCAGGTGCCCGAAGTAATCATGGACCGCACGGAATATGTCGTTCGCCAGGGCCACCTTGCCGGAAATCTTGTATTTAGTCTCATTCAGCAGCGGATTATTGATAGCCTCGAACTCAGCCCTGGATCCAAAGCCTTCTCGTGTGGGATAGACCCACAGGTGATTGTTCTCTTGGATGTCCAGGATCGCATCCCTGGGGCTGGTGTATGGATCCTTGCCGACAATGAACTCGACCTCCAGGCCGCTCTCCAGGATGTATTCATACTGAGCCAGGGTCTCGTCGATCATCGCCTGGTAAGCCGCCTGGACCTCTGGATCTTCCGGGGCATGCTCCATGACATCGAACTCTCTCGCGATCTTCGCAGCCCTGACAGTATCGAGCTGGGCTCGCTCCTTCGCTGGCTCGTACTCGATGTCGTTTGCTGCCGTGTAAGCGAGAGCTGCGTCAATGGCCGGTTGGAAAGGACGGAAGTCCACGTCGCCTCTACCAGGTACGAACACCACCTCCGATATAACGGCAGGCGTCTTCGTGTTGGCAGTCTCCAGCCACTCACGCAGCTCCTGGGTCGTCATCGCGACCACTGAGCCCATCTGTGCGCCACCGTCCGTGTAATTGCGACGGTAGGCTGCCTCAGCTTCCAGGGTATCCCGGTAGCCCAGCATGATCTTATGCTCGTCGAAGTTCTCCAGG